TCAACTTAACAAGATTAACCAAGAGTTGGTTGGTCAAGAGTATGCAGCTCAGGCTGTTTTTGGTAGCAAAGAAGCTGGCCTCGAAGGTCTTGCCTTCCTTAAAGATTTCTCTAATGAAGTCGGTCAAGATTACCGTCAACAAGGTCAGCCGTATATCCGTATGATTGCCTCTGCAACTAACGCAGGCATGAACGTAGGTGAAACCCAAGATATGTACACAGGTATCTCTCGATACGGTCGTACTATGGGTCTTGGAACAGAAGACATGAAAGGCTCGATGAGAGCTGTAGAGCAGATGCTGAATAAGCAACAAATCTATGCAGAAGAATTGAAAACTCAGTTGGCTGAAAAAATGCCGGGTGTTATCTCTGCTATGGCTGAAGCTGTAACAGGTGATGCTAATAACACCAAAGAGCTATTTAAGTTAATGGAGAAAGGCGAAGTTTCAGCAATGAAATATTTGCCAGAATTTTCTAAAATTCTTGAAGCAAGAGCTCGTATTGGCGGGGCTTACGAAGACGCAATTAAGGCCTCTACGGCTGAGCAGGGAAGATTTAATAACGTATTCAGTGACATGGTTCGCGTATTTTCTGACGCAGGATTCGAAGAGGGTCAGGCCGGATTATTCAGAACAATGGCTAAGTTTTTAGCTGATACCGTTCCCCTTGTAGAAGCTTTTGGTGAGTCGTGGAAGTATGTGGAGGCTCTAATAAGAGTACCACTGGGTTTATTATCTGACTTATCTGGTGCGATACAAAGAGTATCTGAAGATACTGGAGCGTCTAAGGGAAATATCCTAGCATTGGGCGGGTATCTGACGTTACTTGCAGTTCCATTCACAAGGACGTTTACTATAATAGGTACTGTTCTTGTTGCCTTGGAAGATTTATCTGCCTTCATATCAGGACGCGGAAGTGTTATTGGTAAGTTTTTAGAGGTCTTCTCTGAGACTAATCCCGAAGCTTTTGCAGCTACAATGAAAGATTTAAGGGAGGCGTTTAATTCGATTAAACGGGCTACAGACGCTATACTGGTTGGGTGGCAGGAGATCTTTAAGCTTCTAGGCTCCGATGGGTTTGCCTCCGCAGGCGTGTCCCTTCTCAGAGCAGTGGCTCGTGAAGTCGGAGCAACAGCAGATGCGCTACTTCGTGTTATGAAAGCCTTTGGATATAAAGATCCAAATCTCAGCGAAAATGACAGACTACAGGGTATTCAAGAAAGGGGTGAAAAACCTAAGTCCACCCTTGAGATGACTTCAGATAATATTAAAGGAATGCTCAGAAATCCCTTAAGTATGCTTGGCTTTCAAGGTCAAACTCTTGAAGGTGAGGCAGATAGGCTAGTTGATCTTTCAAAACCTAGCAGTAGCTTTAACCCCTTTCTGATGACAGACGAGCAAGTTAAGCAAAGTAACTTCTTAGATAGTCAAGTAATGAGGCTAGGTTCTGGAGATGGTAGCGGTTCTCGTAGGCAGTTTTCGGAAACAACTATTAATAGCCTAAATATAACTGGTGTTCCTCTAGGTACTTCCGAGGATATGATTAAAGATATAGAGCAGAAACTTCCGTATCTATTATATAATGAAGCAGCAAGAAAGTACGAGGGAGCTCCAGACTAATGAGTATAGCACTAAAAAGTGAAAGTGGCAGCTTCATCTATTTCGATGTTGTTACTGCTTATTCACAAACTTTTCCGAGTAGTATTAGTCAACATCCTGTCGATGGTTCTGGTACAGTAAGTGATCACATCACTAAGCAAAATCCTATAATAAAACTGAGGGGTTTTATAACTGGTGCAGATTTTAACTTCAGTAAACCCACTCTAAGCTCGGAGGATAGACAGTTCATAGGTTTAGATCAGGTGGTGGTAGAAAGCGACATCGCCACTGAAGTTAAAGTTAAATCTGAAGAGTCTTTTACTGGTTTATTGCCTGATTCTATTGGTCAGTTTTTTACTGACACACTTCCAGAAATAGAAAATATAGCGGAAGGTAGGGATGCCTCTTACTCTGAGAAAGTTTTATTTTCTATTCTTTTAGGTTTTTATGACAATAAATCTAAGGTCTCTTTGTTTGAGTTTGATCGAGGACTTATTGTCGAGGAAATCTTTGACTTATTTATTACAAAATTATCGTTAATTGAAAAAAGTGAATCTGGCGATGCTCTTGAATTTGACATAACACTTGAGAGGATTACGATTAGCTTTCTTCTAGAGGCAGAAGTCGAAGAGGTTCCTGCAGCTAGCATACAATCAAAAACAGATGCTAAAGTAGAAAAAGGTGATAAGTCTGGGTCTGAGTCTGAAGATATTGTAACAGACATAGAAAGAAGTTCTGCAGCAAAGCGTGGACTTGACCTTATACTTGGTAGGGGATAATAATGATATTAAAAACAACCAAGCTACCACTTTATAATAATACTTTTTACTCTTATTCGACTGTACTTGAGGGTAACACGTTAACACTGGATTTTTTATTTCTGAGTAGATTAAACTCTTGGATTATTACCTTAAAAGATTCAGATCAAAATGTAATGTTGAGTGGAGAGAGGTTGAGTCCCAATACAGCATTATTTGGAGATTATAAGTTAAGTGGTCTAACTGGATCGTTCTACTTTATTCCTAACGCAGATGTAAACCCAGAGGATATGGAGGATAAAGTTAAAAATCCAAAAGACTTTTATTCACTATACTACGTTTATCAATCAGGAGAGTAAGCATGAAGTTTTTTAATAGGGGCTATTTACTACAGATCGGAGATACGGACTCAGGTAAGGGCTTGGCTATTAATGAACTTCAGGTTACTTTTAGTGTAAAGAAGTCTGTAAATAATAAAGAAAAACAAGACACCTGCAAAGTTTCCATAACAAACTTATCAGAAGAGTCCTTGACACACACAGAAACAGCCTTCTCTGTAGCTTCCCTTTTTTGTGGGTATGGCGACGAGTTAGTTAGGTTATTCTACGGTCAAGTAAGTAAGAGTTCTACAGAAAAGAAAGGAACAGATCGCGTTACAACCCTTGAGATAACCCCCTATATTACTGAATTAAAGCACAGGATTATATCGAGTCTTGTCCCTGAAAACGGAACAGTTAGAGATGTTATTGAGTCTATAAGAAAGGACACTTCGATTGCTAAGGGTGTCTACCGTGGGGCTAACTTAGATAATATTATTGTTTATGGGTATCCTATCTCTGGGACACCACATTCGATGCTAGATCAGATATGCAATGATTACAGACTTCAGTGGAAGATTGAAGGTGAGGCTCTATACATAAATGATATAGATAGCTCAGAAAATCCTGCAACCAAAACAGCACCTGTGCTTAACAAAGAGACTGGGTTAATTAATAAACCCTACTTCTTCTCTGGTAGCGAAGCTAAATCTTCAAAGGATGACACCAAAAAGCGAGGAGCTAAGTTTACGGCGCTTCTAAACCCTACAGTACGACCGGGTGGTATTGTTAGGGTGGATTATGATCAAGAGTCTGTTTACTTACGAATTGAAGAAGTAGAGTATCAGGGAGATTTCCGTAATACTAATTGGTACATGCACTGTACTTGTTCTATAAGACAGGAGGTTTAATAAATGAGAGATGCTAATCTCACAACAGTTCTTGAAGATTTCTTCAATTATAAGACTTCTGAAATGTACACTAGCATACCCTGTCGGATTGTTACAGTCCGTAGCAGCCTAAATGATCAGAGGGTTGACGTACAGCCCTTAACGAATAGAGTGTTACCAGATGGTGTTTCAAGAGAACAACCACCAATATTGAATGTACCTGTTATTTTTCCAGCATCCAAGACAGCCGCTATGACGTTCCCTGTCGATGTTGGAGACACAGTGCTGTGTGTGTTCAGCCAAAGATCAACAGATGGTTTTAAGGCATCCTCAGGAGCTTCTACGTACATAGCTCAAGATAAGCGCAGATTTAGTATTCGAGATGCTATAGCAATACCCGGCCTTTTTCCTTTCGAGACTGCAGTTAATAACCCAGCCAAACGAAAGTGGACCCACTCGACTAGAGACCTTGTTCTTGTTAATAACATAGGTAAAGAAACAGAGTGCGAGTTTAGGTTAAAAGACAATGGCAATATAGAAATGAAAACAGATCAAGATTTCTATGCCACATTTAAGAATGGTTTGATTGAGTGTAATAATCTTACGGTAAACGCTGCAGGTAACTTTACTGTTACCGCCGGGGATTCAATTTCGATGACTGCTGCAAACGACTTAAACTTACAAGCAACTAACTGGAGTGCAGATATCTCTGGGGCTACAAATATAAAATCTCCCACGACTAACTGGACTGGTATTTTTAATCTAGCTGGCACACTTTCAATGACTGGCGGGGCCGGGGGTGGAGGAACAGCCACTATTGATGCGCCGCTAACAATTAATAATAGTGTTACTGTAGTAGGATCTGATGTAACCGCCGACGGTATTGGTCTTAAGTCGCACAGTCACAGCAACCCAGAGGGTGGAAACGTAGGGCCATCTACGGGATAAGGAGAGTAAAGATGGATATTCTTTTAGATGAAGTTACGCATGATGCCATATTTTTAAATGGAAGCACACCAGTAACCCCAACAGTATCTGAAGGTCTAAAACAAAGACTAAAAATAAAACTTTTGACTTTTATGGGCGAGTGGTTCTTAGATACAAACTACGGTACACCCTACTTTCAACAAATAGTTGGGAAGAATCGTTCTAAAGGCACACTTGATATTATATTTCGTCAAATAGTAGCTGCAGATAATGATGTTGTTACTATTGTGAAGTTTCAATCAGAACTTTCTATCAATCGCGTATACTCTCTTAACTTTTCGGTAAAGGGGCGTGATGGTACAACCGTAGAAATTAAAGAATTAGAGGTAGGTGTATAATGGCTGGCTTAACAGATCAAGGCCTTGAGATTAAGAGGCTAACAGAAATACGAGAAGAGTTGAGAGCAGAGGCTGGTACTTTATTTAATGATATTTTGCCGGAAGGTGATATCTTAGATACGAGCTCCGCATCTACTCTTGGTCGTTTAATCGGCCTTGTAACACCCTCACAGTCAGACATCTGGGAAGCTATCCAACAAGTCTATTCTGCCTTTGACCCAAACGCAGCATCAGGTGTCGCGTTAGATAATCTTGTAGCTCTTTCCGGTATAGTTCGAAAAGGCGCAGTTGCTACCACAGCTAGGGTTCTACTTGAAGGTGACTATAATCTTGTAATACCTGAAAGCAGTTTAGTAAGTTCTAGCTTTACAAACAATCGTTTTTCTATTTCATCGGATATAACTTTAGATGAAAATAACGTTGTAGGTTTTTCTTGTAAAGTTCAGACCGTTCAAAACTCAACACTCTACACTGTTGTTTACAAAGATAGTACCAATAACGTTGACTTATCTTATACCTCTAGTTCAACAGCAACAGAGGTAGACATACTTCAAGGTTTAGCTGACTCCATCAACGATAACTATGGAACCTTGCTTACAGCAACTGTTGAAGCAGACACCCTAAAAATAGTCTCAGATGATTTGGTAACACAGACAAGTTACGAGTTGTCAAGTAACCTATACTTCTTTGGTGTAACAAAAACTATTACCTCTATTTGTACAGAGGTCGGCCCAATAAGCCAAAACCCACGAACTATAAATACAATATCTACGCCAATTTTT